GGAACTTTCTTTACAATTGACGAAATGCTGGTTGGTCTTGGATATGACTTAAATAAGGACATACACGAACAATTCTGTATAAGACATGGTCTAACTCCTAAAACTAAAAAGAATTGAATAGGCAATAAAAAAAGGGGCGATTAAACCCCTTTGTGTTTGTTGTAGCATCTTGGTAATCTATTTCCAACTCTTGCCTATGTTTTTGGAGTATTTGTTCTCAAATGAACTAATACAAATTGCGTATCTTTGTAATCTGTCGGGGTATTCACCCTTCAAGTTGCTCATACAACGAGATAAAAACTTATCCCTTTTTTCACCACTATTCGGGTTCGGTATTGGAAATCCTTCTGGTTTCATAATCTTTTATTACTTTATATATACTATTTGTTGTGATGTTAATTATTCTTTGTATCTCTCTACCACTATGTCCCTGTTTGTGTAGTTATATAACCTGTTGAATATCATACTTTCTTTTTGGTACTTGTAGTCCCAGTTTGTAAGCGTGAGTTTGGTTTTCTTTTTGATTACACCATTCAAGGTTTTGGACTCTGTTGTCGTATCTGTCCCCGTTGATGTGATTAACTTGTTTCTTATTCTCGGGGTTTGGTATTAAACATTCAGCAATAATGCGATGGACGCTGTGTATCTTTTGTGTTCCGTTGTGGTATATTGAAACATAAAAATATCTTCTTCCGTTTTTGTCTTTTATGGGCTTTAACCTTTTGTTGTTGCGGTACAACGAACCATCGTAATCTACGTAATAGTTTGTATCTCTAAATCTTATCATACTAATAAATAGTGCGATAGTTGTTAAAGGGTGTTGTTTTTGTGTTTTTTTTCTATTATTTTTTTGAGATTGGTATTTTCTATCATTAACTCGTCTATCTTGCCATCTAATTCTTTAATTTGATGATTAAGATTGTTAATTCTGGTTGATAAATCATCTATCATTTCTTTATATATCTGTAAGGACTTTTCAAGGTTAATAAGGCTTAAACCCTCTATTTCTTTTTTTGACCTTCTAAATCCAGCAAAATAAGAGATTACACCTGTTATTACTGCTATAATAATATTTTCGTAGTTCATGGCTTAACGATAATAACTTATTCCATCGTAGTCATTACAACAATTATCCCCTGTCGGGTCAGCATAACCTCTTACATTTGGATAACGGGGTAATCTTCTACGACCTGGTTGAATATGAATACCTGAAAAATAGTTTTCTCTTGATGGTGGCATACCATCTGTGGAAGTCCAGGCATAATAAAGTGGAAACGCACCAGGGTTATTTCTTAAATAATCCATCGTTCTTTGTGCGTAAAACTCATATCTGTTTTGATGAATATTACGAAGGTATTGTAATGAACCAGTATCAACGGCTTTTCCATTTGGAGTGTCCCCGATGATTACTGACTTATTCATCATTCTCATATAAATTGAAGGTAATGCTTCATATACGGCTCTCCATAATAAAAATGGTTGTATATATTCTTCAAGTAATATTGTTTCTTGATTTGTTAATGTGGAGTTCTGTGCCGCATTTAACATGTGTGTATAAAACGATGTTCCGAGCATATTTTGGAGGCCTAAATCCTGAGCAATCTGGATATTTGGTAAAAGAAGGGCGACATCAAGGTTTTCATTCACCTCTGTAAAACTTTTTACTTTTGTCTCACTAACGAGTAATACTGCTGGCATTGTCTGTGGTTATTGTTTGTATATCTTTATTTAAGAATAATTCGTTCTGTATAATTTCAATATTCCCCTCTGTCTTAAACTTCAAGTAATATAATTTTTGGAACTCGTTAATTAAGTGTTGTTGAATTGGTATAATGTTGGTTTGTAAAAAGTGTTCGTATCCTTCTATAATTTCTTGTTTTGACCCGAGTTGTCCTGCGGTTTTAATTCCAAGTAAATCAGGTTTGGTTATACGATGACCGACTAATATGTTCTGTTGTACCATTTCGGCAATTTGACTATACCATCCGTCAGACCCGTTTTGTGTAAGGGGAACTACTGATGGTTCATTTTCTTTGGAGTCTGAAAAAGTTAATATAAGTTTTCCCGCATTATTTGTTGATGTGTAAGCATCTACTAAATGGCGGTACATCATCTCACGTTCCTCTTCACCAGGGACACCCTGATTAAGTGAAATAAGAAACGAACCTACAAATGAGTTCTGTAAGTTGTTAAGGTGAAAGTTTTTAATTTCAATATCTATTTCAACTGATGTTCTTGCTCCTATCCAGTCATTAAGGGGGTAATACTTTTGGTTTGGTGAATATTGAAAATAGTAATAAACCTGACTTGGATTATCTCTATCTTCTAAATTGAAGGCTTTTAATTCAATTGGAACATGTCGTCTTGTATCACGCCAGTCTGCCGAATAATAATATTCTTTAATATAATCGTATTCGTTACATTTGCCAGAACGGAGTTTAACGAAGTCAATGTGGTATATTGAACCTAAACCATCACCACCTTTATTTAATATCGTATTAACACCGAACCCGTTGTGAATAACATAGTCCATGGCAACCTTCTTATATACGTCATACATCGTCTCTGTTGAATTAAACATGATGTTATTAGCATTTATACCATTCACCAACATTTGCTTCCCTATAACAGCGTCTCTTTTGGCGTTAATACAGGCTCTATTTAATGCTGAATAGTTGTAATAATCAACACTATGGACAGGCCATAAATTATCCCCCCCGAAAAATACCCAGTCTTTACTCCTGATGACTTCTTCAAACGTAGGCAATACGGCTCCCGCCATGTCAAACTTACGTAAATCTGTTGTTCCTTTACTCATATATTATGAAATATAAATCGGGGGGTTATTCACTTATGCTTTTTCCAAGCCTAATTTACTTAATACAAGAGTTTCAATATATTCATCATTATCACCCCACGCATTATATTCGTCTGGTGTTAAGTCAACACTAATAGTTTTACCAATTTGTGCTGTAGTATTTACTACACTACAAACAACTTGTGCTCCTTGTTGATGAATACTTACACTCTGTAAGTAAAGTTCATTTAATTCTACCACTTGTGGTTTGATTTCAATTTTTCCGTAATTCATATTTTTATATTATTATATTTTTTTTATTATGTAAATACTATATGGACTCCACCACTATTATCTCTGTATAATTGTCCGTCCACTAATCCACCCGCTTTTGCTGCTGCGTTATTAGCATATTCAGCAAGAGGTGTCATAAGAATAAGTGCTTCTAAATGTGTTGTATCATTAGCGATAAGTGTTCTATTCTTTAATCCAATACCAATAGCGTTGGTTTTATTATTTGCGGTATTACCAGTTCCAAACATAAACCCTGTAAATGTTGAACCTGATATTGTTGAATTACTCTCAAATAAAAATCCATTATGATTTCCCCTTGTTGTATTACCTTGTGGGTTAAATAAATAACAATAGTAAGAAGCAATAATACTATTATTTCTACCATAGTAATCACCACTAAAATCATTTACACCAGCATATCTACCTACTTCTGTTCCTAATGTTCCATTACTACTATTTTCGTTGTAAATATATGTTGTTTTTGATGTTGAACCTTTTGACCCAAAGTGATAGTCGCAATAGTTCGCTCCACCCCTTATTGAATTGCCTATACCAAAACTAAAACCTAAAAATGAATTACTAGTGCTGTGTGTATTTGATTGTCCTAAAATATAACTCCAAGTATGACTACCAGAGTTATTACTTGTTCCAACAACAATACTAAACCTTGAACCAACAATATTACTATCACCGACCCCTAAACAAAAACCACCATCACCGCTTACTTGACTATTCTGTGAACCAACTAATGCTCCTGTTGTTCTACTCTGTGTGTTGATTGTATTATTATATCCACCACCAATAAAATTGTAAGAACTACCAGCATTACCATTTATGTAGTTTTGTCTGCCACCAGCAATAAAGTTTCCAAAGCCAGGGGCAGTAATTCCATTTTGATAACCACCACCGATAGTATTACCAACACCGATACTACTATCACTACTAACTATTCTGTTTTGTAATCCACCTAAAATTGACGAATACATTTGTCCGTTTGTTATGGAATTATTACTACAGAACATAGTAGCAATATTCCCGTTTCCATTTACATACTTGAAAGGAACTTGATTGCTTAAGAAAAATTGTTTATTTATTTGATAAGTGTTTGTTGTACCACTATCTACCATAGCGATTGTATCCAACATATTTGTTGAACCCGCCTGTAATAATTCTATAAAAGATTTGTTAGCCATAATTTTAACTCAATTTTACTGCTCTGCCGATATTAGACATATATTTATTCACTATTGTTGTTAAAGTTTGTATTTGTCCGTCATTCATACCATTAGCACTCCAAGTACAGCCGTGTTGATTGTCCCTTCTACCTGATGATGAACCGAATACTTGTATAGTTCCTGTTGGCAATCCTGCTGATGTATCAACGCTTGCTCCCTGTGCTACTTTTGTTTGATTGTTCCATAAGTTAAAGTTTGTTGAACTTGTCCTATTTACAACAACAGAGCCTAACTGATTTTTAATACTTTCATTTGTCGGGTCAATTCTATCAGTTAAATTATACATATCCGCTCTTGTTCTACCATCACCACCCCACCATACTACATTTGCGGTATAACCACCACCATACGCTCCAATATCATTTCCATAGTAATAACCACCACCATCATAACCACCAAAGCCCATAAGATAAAATCCTAATTGTAATGAAGGAAAAGTCATACTAACCGAAGGGGTTATATTCATATTACCTAAACCATTACTATAGGCTTCTACTCCGTTGATATGGTTTAATGTACCCGTCCATGTCATATCAAATGTTCCAGGACTTTTCATATTTATTTTTGTGGCATTAGCCGTGTTTCCTAAATATGGATAAAATGTTTTTATTAAAGTATAAAGTGATGCGTCTTTTAATTCAGTAATGAAGTTATTTGTAGCCGCACTAATATTGTATCCAATATCACCAACTACGGCTGATACTGCGTTTAAGTATGTCTGTGCGTCAGCGTCAAACGATATAGGCGTTTCTACAACATCCCAAGTTAAATTATCACCTGAAGGTATATTTATTACAATATCTGCTTGTCCTGATGTTCCCCCACTTGTGATTGTGGCACCTGATACAAAGTTTAATATTGTTGCTCCAGATACAACTAAAGTTCCACCTGAATAAACACTATTTGATTGTCCGTCAACTCCTGATGTTCCTGAACTTCCGTCAACTCCTGATGTTCCTGAACTTCCGTTTTGTCCTGATGTTCCTGAACTACCTGACGTTCCTGAACTACCATTACTACCACTAACACCACTTGAACCTGACGTTCCATTACTTCCCGATTGTCCTTGTGCGTTCATGTTTTCCCACGAAGCGTTTGTAGTCGGGGGGTTTCCACCAGCGGGTATTGTGTTTAATGCGACATATGAGGCTCCTGAATAATATACAACATCATTTTTGTAATAAGTTGTTATTGACTGCCAGCCACCTTGCCAGTTAAAGCCTAATCCTGATGTTCCTGAACTACCACTTGAACCTGATGTCCCTGATACTCCTGACGTTCCAGATGTGCCTTGTAATGATGATACTTTTACTTTGTAAGTCGTTGTAAATCCACTATCAACAATAGGTATAACATCGTCAGGGCTTACCGATGGTATAAGTGGAAGGTTTGATATTTTTATATTACTCATATATTCTTAAATATAATATTTTTGTTTTATTGTTGTATTAAATATTCATCATCTTCTGTAATAATGAAATAATCGTTTTGTGTTAATATACCATTATTTATCTGACCCCCGACAAATATAAAGTTGGTGTTGTTTTCGTTACTGCTGATATACTGGTCATATACAGGTGCGTCGTTAAGGTCTATTACTATTGCTCTACCCTCGCATACTTTATTGTATGATTGCGATGGATTTGTTGTGGCTGTACTTACGTTCTCATAAACTCCGTAATAATATTGACCTTCGTAAGTGAAGGCTGTTATGGGTGTTGAACCTGAATAACCGATGTTATTACTACTTTCAATAAACTGGAACTCATCGTATCTTTCTGTTGTCCCTGACGTAATGTTAAGTGGATAAAAAGTTGTTTTCTCACCCGACATGATGTGTTGAAACGAGAATAAATAAACTGGTGTGGATAAGGTTTTGTTCTGGGACGCAGAAACGACCATTTTATTAAGTTGTCCTTTTTTAATGAGTATCATATAAATATTTTATATCTATGGTCTAATTTAATTTTTTCAATAAGTTCATTTACATTTACATCTTCACCAACTGAATATTGTAGTTGTCGTTGTAATACATTACCACCACCATCATTATCGTAATAATTAACGTTGAAGGTTAATATTGCGGACTCTAATAACCAACAAACACTCTTAATTTCCCACTCTTCATAAGAAACTCCGTTGATTGTTACTGGTGTCTTAATATACATACACCTATAAATATAAAAAAAGGGGGTATAAAACCCCCCTTTAATTTATATCTTTATTGCGATTAAGCGTTAATAGTTAAACCACTTAAAGTTGATGCTAATGTTCCAGCAAGAATAGGTGCTGGTTCAGAAGCGAAAAACGAGAACGTGATTTCGTAACCATTTTTATCACCGAACGCTGTACCAGTCATGGTACTTGCTGCCGATGTATAACCTCCACCATAATCATCTCCTAAATAATAAATAGTTCCGTTATTATCTTCAACGAACATTCTTAACCCACGATTCTGGGCCAATAACTTAAGTTGATTTCTTTTTTCGGAGTCTATCTTATGGAAACTTAATACCAGGTCTTGCTGATAAAAAGTAGTTCCATTTTCAAGTGATGAGTTCAAGGTTTCAGTCATCTGTGATGTTTGTTTTTGTACTTCGTATGTATATACGTTTCCTGAACCTGACAAAGTCAGTACTTCATCATCAACATTTCTTGTTTCACCAGAAATAATTCCAGCAACTACGTAAGCCTTTACAATACCTCCAACAGAGGCTGCGCATGCTAATGAAATACTTGATGTTGCGAGACAACTTGAATAACTCATATTTTTTTCTTATTTAATTTAATGATTATGCTAACCCGTTTGATACGATATTATCAGGGAATGCGATTTGGACACCTAACTTGAAATTACAACGAACTCTTACTTCGTCAAAATCTTTGGAATAAAACATGTCTAATCTTTCAGAGTCATCCATAAGGTCAACTCCAATTACGATTTCTGATACTGGACCTAAAATCATTCTGTTGCTTCCTAATAATCCAGGAACGCCGACAACTCTGATGTTGGTAGCGGGGTGGAAGGTAGTAAAGTCAATACCAGCATTTTCAGGTGAGTATACGAAATAGTTTGCGTTTCTTAAAGCAACTACGTATGCTCTATACAATTGTAATGACATGAATAAAGTCAAGTCAGGTCTGTTGATTACGGTGTCAGGGATAAACGAAATCATCTGGTCAACTACGGTCAAAGCGTTTGTGCTTGTTAATGCTGATGGAGATGTTACGAATACAACCTGTTCTGAAGGGGTTACTGCTGTTGAAGTCAATTTTAATAGTCCGTTGTAGCAATCTGTTCCACCTGACGCAGATGTTGCTGCTTGCCAGATTTTATTTTCTACGAACATACTGATTTGTTCTGATTTCAATCTACCGATTTGCTCTGAAAATGGT